GCGTGGTTAAAATTATCTACGGGCTTATTGGTCATCTGCCCATTCTTGTCTTCGATATACTTGTAGTTCCGTAGTTCCTTAATCAGGTTATAACTTCCCTCCGTTGCAAAAAGGTTGTATCTGCGGATGATGTCTATCCCTAGATTGATAGCACCCTTCACCACGGGCTTGACATTCCATCCCATCCGGTAAATCTCTTCAATGCTTTTAGGTTCGGCTGAATCGGCAAATATTTCATTCTGCTTTTCTAGTCCTAGGCTTTGCATCTCTTTGGCTATGTCTTGGTTGGTCATCCCGGTACGATAGATCAATTCATCTACATACATAGCATCATCTAGGATGTAAGTTCGAACCAATGCCGTAGGATCATTTGAGAATCCAAAGTCAAGACCATAGGCTACTAGCTTAGCTTCCTTGGGGATTTGCTTGGTAGTACTGAAGGTATATACTAGGGATCTGCTTTGACCCCGTTCTCCTAGCCCGTATACCCTCCAATAGTTTTCATCTATATCTTTTAGCCTTTCAATTTCTGCTTTGATCTCAGCCCCTAGAAATGGGTTATCCTTGTAGGTGGTTTGATAGAACTCTACATCCTTCCGGGTAAGCACCTGATCGTATATCCAGTGGAATTCTTCTGAAGGGTTAAAGTCAATGATCACCTTTTCATTTGTACGGAAAAGAAGCTGCTGCCAATCTTCAAAGGTCAACTCATTTGCCTCATTTGCGAATAGCAGATCACGCTTTCTACCCCTGATCTTTTGAGGCATATCAAGGGAGATGAATTCAATGGTGTTGCCGTTTAGCTTGTATTCAGATGCAGTCTTTGAGTGATCATCTTCTGAATAGATCTCATGATCTTTGAGGATGGTTAGGAAGTCACGCATGACAGTACCCCTTAAAGCAGGGTAAGTCTTTCGGCAGATCGTTATGATCTTCCCGGTGTTCCTTTCGCAGTATGAAAAAATAATCCAGAGAAGGATATTGTAGGTCTTCCCCGATCTAGTGCCACCTTGCTGTACTACTATCTTTGATTTGCTAGTTTCAAGATGTCGGAATACCTTATTTGTTTTGATGCTAGATACTATCATCCACGATCTTCACCTCGAATAGTTTCTTGCCGTCTGCACCGGTCAACTCCTGCCTTTCCACATAGCCTCTGGACTTGCCTTGGGTTTTAAGAAAAAAGATGATAGCAGTAGTATCACCGCTATCTATCTTTTGATCTAGTTTTCCTTCTACAAAATCAAGCCTAGAATTCCTGCCTTCGATTACAGCCTGTTCTAAGCCATCCTGTTCAATCCATTTGTAAATAGTATGTCTA